GATATTAATAAGATAAATGCACAACGTCAACACAGCGACCACCATAATTGGGTGACCAGAGGCCGTATATTTCATCACTCAGGTGCCTTTAGACACAAGCTTTAGACGTGTTAGAAGTATCCGAGACATGGATCTGCTTTGAGCGACCATGCGTCTACCACGCTACTTAGGATTAACTGTAGAAGTCCAGTGAGCGTGGGGTGGCGAACCTAAAAGAGCGCCAAAGGAAAAATCATCGCCGACGGCACGAAACACCTCAAAAGTCGTTCCGACGAGGGTTCCCTTACCAGCAGCAGTGGTAGATCCTTGGATAGTAACGATCGGAAAAGGATAGAAAATAGACCGAGCGTTAGTTGGGTTGTTTACACCATAATTAGTTGGTACCATATGGCCAGTAGCGTGAAAAGGGACTTCAAACTCCACAACACCCTCCTTGTCCGGATAGACAACGAGGCGAGATTGAGCCAAAGTCGGTTGATAAGCAAAACTAGTTTTAAGAGTCCCGACAGTTGTTGCAGGAATATCAAAAATAGGCTGTATTGGGCCGGTTCCAAGATTAGTCGTAGCAACTGCAGTAGAAGGTTGCATAGGGGGAGAAGAATTACCAGAAGCAGGTGCAATATAGTTGTTGATATACACATAAATGGGCGACGACGCAGCATAGAACGTGCCGGGTTTTTCGACCAAAATCTTATAACGCATAGAGCCACGAAAGAAACCATACATAGCATACAAAGCGGAATACAAATCTGGATAATTCACAATAGCTTTTACAGTACCACCAGCAGTATAGCTGTTATCATACGTAGGAGTCATAGCACCAGCAGTATTTACATTGAATGGGCCCACTTGCGGAATTACAGGAGCCCAAGGATAAATTACAAATCCATTACCAGAAGTGCCGAGCTTTACATCAGTACTCGCAATAGCACCCGTAGTAATGGTGGCGACACGTTGAAAACGCTTGAGTAACTGGCGAAAAGACAGAGAAACCTCACCAGTACATGTAGAGTAAGGTAGTACTGTCATATTAGGTGAAGAAACCGTAGCTTGAGAGGATGGCTTGGTGCGTTCACCTCCAATTTCGGCAGCACCAATCTGTGCGACATTGGGAATATCATATGGAAGGATAGTAGGAAAAACTGGACAAGCAAACTGCGCATTACGCATGGATACAAAGACTAAGACAGATACAGTGCTAGAAACAGTGGAAGCAGCCACAAGTGGGTTAATCACTGAAACTTGGATAGAGCCGGAAGCGCAATTACGAGCGTCACCGGAAGCAATAGCCGTTTGGGGATCATAAATGGTTTGAAGCCATGGGCGAACAGATGTGTAAGGTACAACAAATGTAAAGTCCGAAGCTGAAGATAAATCAATTTCCTCAGTATAAGCATAAGCGGGCATATTCATAACGGTGGCAGAATCTGCATATGAATATGGAAGAAACGAAACACGTACACGACCAGAGTGGAATTGAGTTTTAACAAAGCGAAAAGTATAAACCATATCACCACGCCAAAGCGAAAAGAATGTTGCTACCTTTGCACAGAGTGGTAGCTCCACTTTAGCAGCGTAAGCATTAGAGGCGGGAACAGCAAAATCTGCAGTCCACATAGGTGAAACAGGGCGAAGGAAAATAGATTGATCAGGCTCTTGGGTTGTAGTATATGTAAATTGCGTAAAATAACAAGGATGTGAAGCTATATGGTCAAGACGCATTTCATCACTATCAGTACCAGCAAAGCCAGAAAAAGTTTGAAGCTCATTGGCAGCTGATAAGCCCAACTTGTGAGACGTATCGCTACCATCAGAATTGAGGAAAAAACGAGCAGGAGATTGTAAGACACGCATAACAGGTGCCTGAACAGTGGGCTTAGAAAACCCACACCATTTGAGTACAGCCTCACACGTATTAGAAAAAATAGCAACAGGAACAGATAAAAAACCTAAACCCCATAAGGGAAGAGAAGTGGCTATAGCACGGCCAACTTGCCCAACAGTAGCAGAGACAGTATTACTCGGCATCGAGGAAGAGGCAATAACACCAGATGTTTCCATTTGCTGCAACTCTTCTCCCGCTTGGGCCCAACCAGTACCTGCAACTAGGGGAGCAGGGGTAGGGTAAACGAGTTCAATGTCTTCAAAACGTGCCCAAATAGTCCAATATATAGTAGAAGCAGCACTAGAAGCAAGGGGAGAAAGCACAGAAACAGTAACAGTACCAAAAGAACCTTGACCAGTAACTAAATTTGCATATAGATAGGGAGCGATATATGGAGTACAAAACTCCATACTAGTGGTATTTGCCAGGTTTAAGATAACATGAGGACAACCAGTAGCAGCAATGGGATTGGTAGTGGACCCATTGATCCACTGAGTATGGGACTGCATATATTCAGAATACGGGATATAATTAAGCAACAAACAACCAGCTTGGAACGCTTGTGAATTAACCTCCATACGAACACGCACACGGGCTTTCATACCAACAAAACCATCCACTTTCTTAGTGTTTTGGGTTATATCATATACATTATTGAGCAAGTCCTTGGGAAAGACCAAGGTTGCAAGAGATACACCTTGATTTTGAGAAGACGACCAACTTCCTTGAACGATAATAGCATAGCGGCCAAGAAAATCTTTAATAGTATGTTCCTTGGGAGAAATAACTTCAGAGTAAAGCATACGAGGAAGATCAGCGGGACGAGCGGTATAGTCATCAGCAACCTCTGTTCCATCACTACGCAAAGTAATGGTATCGGTTACGGTAGATTTTGTGACATCAATGACGTCAGGAGTTGAGTTGAAGTTTTGATTGGTAGCAATTCGGTTATTTAAACTCAGTGAAGAATTAATCAGTAGAGTCGAGTGATGTTTCCCTGGGTATTGGAGGGCTGCTCCATGCCACCCTGGGACGTAAAGTTGAATAACTAGGCATATTAAACACAATAGCAGTCATAGAGGACTTTTAGACATCACATATTTGTCGCCCTCAGTGAAGATCACATCGCATTTTTTATATTTTAAAGGAATATTGCGCAAAACATTTTCATGATAAGCAAAAAGACCAAAATTGTGGAATCCTTTAACACCACAATCTAGCGCAGTTTTTTCTACGCGAGGAGCCCAAAGTTCAAACGTCTCCTTACCGTGCATGGCAAGTTCTTTAAAGACCTCTGAAACAACATCCGCTTCGATAACACGCGGATCGACTTCACTACCTACCCTCGTCCAGTTGAGCATTTCAAGACGAGAATCAATATCAGCGGGACACAAGAAAGCACAATGTTTGGAAACAACACCCTCCACCCGTTTGAAGCTACGCTTTAAAAAGGAAACTTCATCGATAGATTTATATTTGACCAATTCATCTGTTTTCTGGGGATTAGTATACACCATGTTAAGCATAGACTTAAATGTCTGAGCAATAGTTATCATATTGAACCAAGGAGTAATAGGTTCAGCAATGGACACGACATTATCGTCACCATAAATAATCATTCGTACAAAAGCATTAAACATAGCCATATTAGCTAGATCAGGCGCATTTGCACGCGCCAATTGCAGGTACACACAACGGAAAGCTATAAGCTGATATATAGAATTGACCTCTGCAGTAGCGGGAAAACCAGATGGAAGAGAATGGGTACACAAATACACCTTATCTCGCATGATACGCGTAGCATAACACGCATAATACCACAAATTAAAACGAATATTGTAATTGTCATCATCATACATGGAATTAAGAATATCAAACACTTGCCACATGATTTGGTCGGAAAGTGTTCCATCATAGTTTTCAAAGTCACCATCAATGATACACTCAGAGTTTGCGAGTAGGTATCTTCCGAGAAAATCCCACTCTGTACTAAAGACATTGAGCCCAACACCAATACCATTATATATACGATTTTGTCGAAGTCGAGCTAAGGCAGATAAAAAATACATGCGAAAAGCAATATTATAGTGCATTGGACCATTGGAGAAAACTCTAGTCTTTCCCATATCGACTTTAGCGATAGGGCGACGTTCATCTTTGAGCGAATCAATCCACGCTATGTCAGCGGGTTGATTAGTGCGACATTGATGGATAAGTAACTCAACATCAGTGCGTAACTGGAGGGCATCGGGGGAATCAAATACATAATCCCCTTCTGAACCCATCCACTTGGTCTTGCCTGGTTTGCCTTGACGTTGCGAAATGTAAGGTAATCCAGGTGAGGTATGGCGATTGACGGGCTGAAATTTGTCGTCACCTTCAATACCCTTAACGGCTTCCTCATATTCGAGTACACGAATAGGAACAGGAAAATCAGCATGGTTCTCGCGGAGACGGATTGACACGTCGATAACCGCTTGGTCTAGAATGTCGCGAGGTACTACCCCACATGTCACTCCAGCCTTGCGCACACCATTTTCTAGAGGAGAGATAGTTATTTCTTCCCCATCGATAATGCGCGTAAAATCACGCAGTTTTGCTGGTTTGGTTGTGGGTGCAGTGAGTACGCCATGCATTGAAGAAGGGCGCAACGAAGTGTGTGAGGCTTGTGGAATAGGTACATCCAGTTTCCCCACGTTCAAAAAGCCAGAATCGATTTGACTCTCTTCGGATGGTTGGAGAAGCGCAAAAGCGCCATCACACTGAGCTTCACCGGGGAAAAGATCCCGAGCTTGCTCAATGGTCTCTCTCAAAACGATCTGAGAGTAATTCGTACAAGTTTGCTGCGCATTAGAACTGACGTGAAAACCAAGTATCTTACCCCCGCGGATGACGTTCGAGTTGACAAATAATAATTTGCCACAATCACCGGGTTGTGTGGGCATGCTGTAAGCAGCGACTTCATGAGTATTGTACGATTCTTCCGCACCACCAACTTTAAGTTTATATCTAGTTTGAGCAATGCATGTAGCATTGCCATATTTGATGTCATTCTCAAGAGTTCCGTCTACATAATTGAGACCGGAAAGTGTGGCGGAAAACTCGCCATCATTGAGTTTGTGGGCTTCGGATTGAGAAACGAAGTGATGAATAATGTTTTTCCCACGTGGCATGCATCTAGACAAGTTAACAAAAGCCAAATCCATGGTTTGATTGATAGGATCAACGTTAGCAACGTCATGTAAGAAGCCGGAAGGGCTATCATCACAATTTATCCTCTTCTCAACCTTACCATTGGCACGATTGCACAGAATAACATATTTGATTGGACGGCCAAGTGTGGCCACAGAACGAATATAATCAAGGAAATGACGTGGCATCATAAAAATTGAGCCACACACATTGGTAATTGTACCAAAGTTGGCATCAGGGCGAGTAGTATCTTCAAAAGCTACACGCATGTGGTATTGTTGATGACGCACAGATGAAAGTACATTAAGCATATTTTGATCAATACCCATCTCCGCCTTACCAACGGTACGCGAAATATTCACGTTACGTTGCACTCGCGTATGCGAGCGATTTTTGGGCATGAGATTGCGGGTGTCACTTTCTACATGGGAAGTAGGACGCTTAAGATAATTATATATTTCATAACAAGCTTTAATCAACAATCCACCAAAGAAACCACACCAAAAGGGTTGTTCAATCAATAATTTTTGTATGTACACAAAGAATGATTTGGTTGCCTGGGCGGCCGAACTTGCTGATTTCGCAGCAAAGTGGCGCGCCTGATCGAAGTAAGAAAACCTACTCTCAATTGATACATCTATATCATAAAAGGATAGCATAAAAGCAAAAAAGAGGGTAAGATATATACGCGAAGGAATATGTAGTGGAGATCCATGATCTCGCACCTCATACGTTTGACGGCAAGCATGTGACAAAGCACGAAATTCACGTTCTAACAAATTAATTATATGGTCACGTGATTCCGAAACGGGAAGCGATTCCCACTCCGGAACAGGACAATACGTCAAATGTGATGCCCAATCCAAAAAATCTTGAACAACTGGGATTCGCGCCACTTCAGTATCTACAGTGGTGGAAACGGGAATTTCCTCGTCGTCTGCACCAATTTGAGCACGTGCCTCGGCGTATGCGGCAACGTACTCGTCCAGATTGCGTCCGCCTTGCAGTTTAACAGCAAGGTCGTGTTTGAGTACCTCAATAAATTGTTCGTAGTTGAGGACACCTTCAAACTGGGGATTGTTACGATTAATAGCAGCAAATCTTCGGAACTCATACACATCTGTGTTGATGGGAGCCCGTCGTGTGGGATCGTTGGGAAAAAAGGGAGCATTTGCAAGTGCAAGCGGCACATTTAAGCGCGTACGCACTACACCCGTTGCGGGATCCACTTCCTGGACTTGGTATTCAGGCTTGATGGACACCATGTAGGAATGAGTTAATCTGTTCCACACAGCATCCGGATACGTCAAACATTCAACGGGAAGACGCAGGTTGTTGGTACTAAGCAATAACACCTTTGAATTGAAATAGGTGTTTGCTTTTTGGGAAATATCAGCCATATGAAGAGGGTAACCGAAGTTACCCACGGCACGAATAATCTCAAAAAACTCGAGATTTGGCGCACCGGCAGTATCTTTCATCTGGCCAAAGTCGTCATAAATGGTTATGAATTGATCACAATATCCATCCCAGAAGACATTCTCGACGCATCGAGAATACATGTGATCGCGAACGTTTTTAATGTCCACAGATGCACACAAGTCAGCTGAGATAAGAAATTGGAGAGATGTCTTACCAATTTGGGATTCCCCAACCAACCACACAGGAAGGGGGGAAGGTCGAATGCCTTCGGCGAGGGAGCAAGCTGCCTCGACCGAAGACTTGATACGTGCAGCTCGTTGGAGATCACGCATCATCGCCTGTTTAAGCTCTGGCGTAAGAGCGGAGGAATACTTCAAAAGGAGACGATGTCCAACTGAATAAAGTTGAAGAAGACGGTATGCACCCTCACGGGTGGCCGCTAATGCCTTAAGATTATGTTGCAATGAATACAATTCTACTTCAGACATCCATGCTTTAATTTCCGGAATACAATCGGAATAAAGTTTCTCATCATACCCACATATATGGACCAACACCCAATTTACAAAGGAAGTACACCACATAGAGACACAAGAGAAAATATCTTGCATCCCCTTGCATGTGCGAGGGAGGAGGGAAATTTTATTCATCCACCCAACAGGGGTATTGTCCTTGCCTGGGACCTTACCAACAGCATAAGCAATAATAAGAGAAGAGAAAAGAGCTAAAATTTTAGGGATAGAAGCTACTACATAATCCTCAACATCATCACCAACCTGGGCAATAGGTTCGGCATGATCCATCCAGGAATCGAAAGTGTGCATTACCTCAAGAGGAACGGACATCATTAAATCGAAAGCAGAACGAATAAGTGAACAAATTTGAAGAGAAACTTTACAAATACGATACAGAATATACAAAGCACAAAGAGAAAGAAGAGCTTTGACAATGGAACGAAGAGTAACAGGAATAAATCCGCAATTAGAGCCAAGAAGAGACTCAATTGCAGTATTGATACTACCAGCCATAGAAGAGCCAGTGGGTATGTCGCCAATACGATCATTAACAGTTGTTAATAGATCAGCGGCAGCCACATCAGTTCTACGAAGGGGATTAAACATATCGAACACGCCAATTTGGGCCTCACCAACAGTTGTATGATAAATGGTGTGGCCGATTTTGAGTATAGTATTTACAAAATTGACAATGGAATTAACCAATGATAATTTGCGAATCATGCAATCGCATTTAATAGCGCCACATGATGAACAAGGAACAGGCGCTTCTTCCACAGGTGCATACGTAGTATCACCTTGAAGTTGAGCCTCACCGCATTCAGGCAAAAGAACACGAATACGGCGGCGGGCACAATCACGGTATAATCTATTAATAAGACGTTGTTCACGTTTAAGATTATTGTAGTCGCGTTTGGACATGGTACACACACTACTAGAGCAATTGTGGCGTAGTGTGGAGCATGCTGGGCCCGGATTGGGTTCAACGCCTTCAGTTGTTAAATCCGGGATCCAAGAATCCACAACCGCAGTCCAGAAGTTGTCCTGGGCATTGGTATGGAAATTTGTCTCTAGATTTTGAAGACGTTGAGAAAGAGCATCGTACCGAGAAGCGGTAAAAGGCTCAATTAAAGAAAGATAGCGACATGAAAAGGTATCAAGTCGCCAAGACGATGGAGCAAGTAAAGAAGAAATGCAAAGATTTTGCGTGCGCATTACTGCAAGCAAATATGCTTCCATATCAGGGTCAAGTTGTTCATCGTCCCCGTCAATAAGGATTTGTTGGAAAACGGCCCACCTATGTACAGCACGTACATAAGCGAGTCGCTCTAATTGTTGATCTACAGTTTCCTCACATAACGCTGTGAGGGGCGGATCTACGAAATGGGATTCATCGATAGTAAAAGAATAGATAACGCTCGGAGTGGTATTTTCATTATTTGTAGCCATATTGATTTAAAGGTTTTATAAGAAAGAGTCGGAAAGATTGGGCCTCCGACAAGACCCGGTGTGAAGAAGACTTCTAGAAGTCACACCTGCAACCACCAAAGTACTCTAAACATGAGCTAGATCACAGTGGAATTCGTGAAATAACTGAGCGGTTTAGGCTTCAGCACGTCCGCATAAGGTTTCCCCGGGAGTCGTTACTAAGCGAATCTCGAGAATCATGACCGAAGGAGCTTGTTACCAAGCTGTATCCTAGGATCCAAAACGAGTTTCATTGCTTTTCACAAGAAACGGTACTACACTTATTTGGAGAAATGAGAAGAAAGAGGGATAGAAAAAATATTTTTGGTTTTTTCAAAATTAAGATGTAATATAAAGACAATAAAAGAATAAATAATATTGGAGTATAAAGAAAATCATCTTAAGAGGTCTAGTAAAGGCTAAACGTAATGGTGATGTTTAGTCACGATTAGATAAAGTAAGTTTAAGAGATGTCAAAAGGAATATAGGTAGAGATATACGGTGTATATATCAAAGGACTAATGGTATGAAGAAAGGTAAATGAGATCACATGAGTGTCTGCGCAAGCAGAGAGTCAAGTGAATCAAATCAGTTTCAACATAGGAAAAGGAGTTTGATATACGAAAATGTATATATA